CGCTCTTCGGCATTGATGATAAACGTGTCGATCTGCTCAGTCGAAGTGAGTCCACCCGACCCCGCCGTGTCCGGGAAGTCGTTTTCGGTGTAACCCTTAATTGTTTCGACAAGCTGAGCGTAGTTCATTAGCCCATCTTCTTGCTGCTATTCGTGCCCTTAGTAGCTGCACCGGTCCCACGAGTCTTCACGGTCTGGGTATTAGCCACATTGTTCGGATAGCCGCTGTTGCCCAAAGGCTCGTGAGACGGCTTGGGTTGGTTATATTCAGCCATTTTTATCGACCTTTCCCATATCCTTGATTGGCTTCTTACCGCTCTTCTGGTTTGCAACCTTAGCAAGGTTACGCCCGAGCTTCATCATCTGGTCGTTAGTCTTACCGCCCTTAGCCATGTCAATTCTCCGTCGTCTGAATAGTCACGGTACCGACCTGACCATTGCCTACTAATGTATCAGGAAGACCCCACAAACCCAAGGGGTTTTGAAAACCTACTGGGTCCCACCCCCAGTGGATGACGCGGCTACCCTGCGAAGGAGTACCAAACGCGTCTACATCTGCGGTCGGTAGCGTGTTTGGCTGCGTCCGAATACCCGTCAAACCAGCCTGCCAGAAGGTCGTATCAGGACGCGGGTTACGGATAGCCTGTGGGTCATCCACCGGGTACATGCCAAGTTGAAGCTGCGGCTGATCCGGCTCCCAACAGGAGCGGCACACTAGGATATTGACGTTCTTCGTCTTGATGACGAGCGACCTCAGTTCTTTCAGCTTGAAGCGAAAGCCACAGCGGTCGCACTGCGAAATCGCGTACTTACCAGAGGCGAAGCGATTAGGCACTTACATCTTCCCTAACTACCGAAGCCGTCTTCATCGACGCCCGGATGTCCCTAAGTTTTTGTCCTATCTCCATGCGTCGGTTATGAACCTCGTCAGGTAGGGAGTTGTAGGGACCCGCATATTTCCTACCGTCTGCCGACGTAAGGGGGTACTGGAGCGCTAACTCTACTTGCTCCTTCTTCACTACCACATAAGGAGCTATGGTTTCAAGGAACGCTATCGCATCTTTACTACGTACCCGCCATATGTAGCATACAGAGTTGTTCATGTTGTGTCGGCGGCTCGCGGTTATCGCTGCTATATTACCGCCAAATTGCTCCTTAATCAGATTAAGGCATGGAATAGACGTCTGAGTAATCGACGCAGTTAGTGAGTTACGTACCCCACGCCGGGTGTTTTGGCTCTTAGCTACCTCAACGAAAACAGAGCCTTCGCCGTCAAAAAACCCCGCAACCCACACGATAAAAAGCAGGGGAGTGAGCATAACATCTACTCAGTAGAACATTATACGCGGCGCGAGACGCAGCGGTGCTTTTTCGCGGTCTTCGTCTCCGGCCTGCTCCCAAGCTTCGTCATACATACCCTTGAGCATAACGGAGCGCTCGAGTGCTCCGGGGATTTTAAGCGAAAGATGGTACGCGAGCCCTGCAACCATAGCGGGCAACATGCGGAACGGGATGTCTTGCGTGGTAACACCTTCACCCGCGTCTTGGATACGACGCAGCCGGAAATACACGAACGTGTAGAAGTTGTTCTGATCCGGGGCAGGCCACACGTTGATGCTCGGATACTGGATGCCAGAGGGGTTCTGCGCACCAGACTGACGGTTGATCCACACCTGAATAGGCCGACCCTGCGCGTTCTTGTTAGGGATCGTAAGGTAGGTATCGGCGCTGATGCGGTTGATGTTGATGTCCGTCTGCGACTGCCCCGACTGAGTGCGGATGACGTGGTCAAACAGGTCGATGGTATCTGCCGGCAGGTCATAGGCGATCTGCCCCTGCACCATAGCGATCTGCCCCTGCTCGATGGTCCAGAGGTTGATGCCCTTGTTTGCCCACTCAATAGTCAGCAGGTTCAGGCTGCGCCGCGCCGTACGAAAGTCATAACCCGTACGCAGTTCAGCACCACAACGCTCAAAAGCCTCCTCAATGAGGAGGTTAACATCAAGATTAAACGCTGTGGTACTGGATGTCGTCATTTACTTCCTCCGCGCCGCTTCCACGCGCTTAGGCGCACCGGGAGGCTGCCCCAACCGTTTCTTCTGCGCGATACGCGTCTTCTTTTCCGCCGGAGTCATCTCCGACGACGTCTTGGGGGTCTTATCAGAAACACGCTTACTGGGTCTACAGTAGGGTGTGCCGCGCTTCTCACCGGGCTGACGCCCGCAGGCTTTGCCCGTACGGACGTCCTTCCAGTCTTCTTGGAACCAGCGCTTAAGCGACGCGCCTTTCTCGGTTTTACGAACTGCCACCTTTGTTACCCCAGTTCTTGGCACCGACCTTGCGGCACTTAGAGATAGCACCGGAGGCGTAGGCCGAAGGGAAGACTTTGTAGCGCGCCTTGACCTTGGAGTAGCACTCATCCTTGGCGCTACCGCCTTCAGCCATGCGCTTTGCCTTAACCTTGCCGCCCTTGGCGTACATGGTGACCTTGTCGGGGTTATCCTTCCGACGAATAGTCTTCGCCTTTGGCATCTTAGACGCCATCATAGCGCCCATACCCCGACAAGGTCGCATATCAGCAGCCCTTCATCTTTCCGCCCATGGCCATCTTCGGCATCTTAGCCTTGGTCATGGCACGGCCCATCGTGTCAGGCGACTTCTTGGTCATGGCACGACCGGCCTTATCGGCCATCTTCTTCGTGCCCATCTTCTTGTCCTTCATCTCGAACTCCTTACCTACCTTAGAGGAAACGCCCACCTTCTTGGCGAACTTGGGGTTGTTGGCTACCGCCGCCATGAAGCTCTTCTGCTTGGGGGTCTTGCTAGGCATGTCAGTCCTTCCCGAGAAATTTTTGCACCGTATCGGTCTCATAGATACGAATGCCAGTCCAGATGATGGTGAAAATGGCGGCAACAGCCGGAAGCATGTCCATTATAGTCCCAACAACGGTAACCATAGAGACCGCGTCCAGTAGGGTCTTCGATTCGTCAGTCATATCAGCACTTCCACGCGCGAAGAGATTTGTTGATACGGCTATTGGGGTCGTTAGCAGTCTTGGATGACGTCAGCTTTTTCTTCATTCCGGACATCCGGGCACAGAAGGACTTCTTGCGGCTACCACCTTCAGGCTGCGGGGCCTTGAGCCCCGGCTTCCCCGGATTGGCTTTGTTGTAAGATGCACGCCCCTTGGCGTTCAGCCCGCCCTTTTCGGACTTGCCTTCCTTACGCTGCCAAGCCGGGGTCTTAGCCATTAGCAGATTCTCCCTTTGGTGTGACCCTTCTTGGCAATGCCATCAGCGCGCTTGGAGACGAAACCGCCCTTGGCGTACTTCGGCTCTACAAGACGGGGCTTTGCAGCGGTACCTGTAGCCTTAGCCGTTCGGCTGATGGGGTTTGGCGTCTTACGCGCCGCAGTCTCTTCGTAGCCCCGCTCGTTATCACGCATAAACTTACGGATTTCGGCGTCCGACATACCCGAGGTAGCAGGTTTGCCAGCTCCGCTCCTCATCGGCATACCCGGTGTCCGGGGAATAGCGCGGCTAGCAGCGGCGGAAAGGCTGGCTGTGGTCGCCTTGCCAATATCAGAAGCCATTTTAGCTTCTTTCTTGGCTTTCGTAGCAGCCAGACTGCGATCTGCGGCCCTGTCGTTATCACTCATAAACTTGCGAATTTTCGTGTCGTCGAGACTGCGATTTGCAGCTCGGTCGTTGTCGCTCATAAACTTACGAATTTGCGCGTCTGACATACCACGAGTAGCAGGCTTAGCTGCCAGACTGCGATCTGCGGCTCTGTCGTTGTCGCTCATAAACTTACGAATTTGCGCGTCCGACATACCCGAGCGCGCAGCAGGTTTAGCTGCTGCCGGTTTAGCTGCTGCCGGTTTAGCTGCTGCCGGTTTAGTTGCTGCCGGTTTAGCTGCTTCGGGGCGAGGAGTGTTGCGAAAACCTATCGACTCGCCAAACTTGCGCATAGACGCAAACGGATTTCCTATGTTTTGAAGACCAACGCGTGGTTCTTGACGCGCAGCAGGCTTAGCTGCCGGTTTATCTGCTTCGGGGCGAGGGGTGTTGCGAAAACCTATCGACTCGCCAAACTTGCGAGTAGAGCCAAGCACGTTTTTTGAATTTTGCAGGCCAACGCGAGGCTCCTGACGCGCAGCGGGTTTAGTTGCTGCCGGTTTATCTGCTTCGGGGCGAGGGGTGTTGCGAAAACCTATCGACTCGCCAAACTTGCGAGTAGAGCCAAGCACGTTTTTTAAATTGTGAAGGCCAACGCGAGGCTCCTGACGCGCAGCAGGTTTAGTTACTTTGTTCCTAGCCGAGGCGTCTGCACCCCTGTCGTTGTCGCTCATAAACTTACGGATTTCAGCGTCCGACATACCCGAGGTAGCCGGTTTAGCTGCCGCAGGCTTAGGCTTAGGCTTGGGCTTAGCAGCCGCAATCTTGGGAACTGACAAGTTCATCCGGTCCAGCTCGCGCAGGTTCTCACCGCGACGGGCAGCGGCTTCGAGATCAATCGCCGCACCGGCCATACCGCCATCAGCGTAGCGTCTCTTAATCATACCGCCCTTCTTATGAGTGCCGCCTTCAGAGCGATTGGCGCTGGCGATGGTCGCGGCTTCACTCTTCGTGACCTTTGCCTTCTTCAGCATCTCATCCTGCGCCCTAGCAGCGGCGCGATCAGCCGGAGTTGGCGTGGGCCGCTTCGCTGGACCACCAGCACCAAACTTGCGCTTATGCATCATATAAACCGTCCTTTCGTCTTACCCTTGGTGACGCAGCCGTCGGCGCGCTTGGAGGCGGTGTCGCCCTTGGCCATCTTCTTGACCATACCGCCCTTACGCATCATTGGTTCTGCGGAATCGGCAGCTACCATTGGCTCTCTCACCATTGGACGACCGGGCATAGCGCCAGCAGCTTGTTCTTGTGCGCGTTTTTTCTTGGCGAGCAGCATACCTATGGCACCCAAACCGCCGCTACCGGCGATTTTGTTGACTGCACCTTTGTTGGTGGCTGCGAGTCCAGCTAAGCCAAACATACCGCTTTTCCCAAGTTTTCTTAGAATGCTCATTACGCTACGTTCCTCTGCGGAGGGACAACCATCGGGTAAAGGATATCCTTACCGTAGTTGCCGGTGTATTCCTGCACGCCCATGTGGCCTAGCGAGATTGCCGGGTCGATCCAGACGTCGAAACCGAGTTCACGTGCACGGTCACAGAAGAGGAAGTCTTCCCCCATGTAACCTTCTTCCGTAACTTGGAAATCAAACATCGCAGTGAGCGTACGATCCGAGCGAGTATCATAATATCTCCACTCCGGATGGGCTGCTGCCATCTGCTCAAAGACCTCACGGCGCACCAACATGAAGGCAGTCGCCACACGCTTGGCACGGACAAGGCCCATACCGTTCATCGTGAGTTCGCCGTTCTCGTCATAGTCTAGCGTGGCGATGTAAGTCTTGGTTTCGCTGCGGGTGCGCGGGACACCAGCGATGATACCCTTCTTGGGGTCGGTGCTCCACGCCATAAGGCGGAAGATGTCTTCAGGCTCGAAGTTGATGTCCGAGTCGATAAACATGAGGTAGTCGCAGTTGGACTCCAGCAGGTCTTGCGCCAGCAGATTGCGAGCACGAGAGACAACAGAACAGCCACAAATGCTGCCAATCTGAATATCAACCCCGTGCTGCGCAGCCTGCTGCGCAAAGCGAGCGAGCGAAACCGCCAGCTTCAAGGACACCTTGAAGTCGTATGCGGGCAGAGCAACGAAGATGCTCTTACCTGCTAGGTCGTAACTCTTTTGCGCCTGCATAGGTCACCCGTAGAAAACGGTAATGGAAGCGGTGTTGGTCAGCGTACCATGCAATCCATTTTCAGCGAGCACACCCTGATCTGGCACTGGGATAAAAAAGTCACCCGTGTCAGTAGAGGCGGAAGTTGCCAACGTGAACAAGACTTCACCGCCCGAACCCGAAGCTACAACCACAGAACCAGCCGAAGCACCGTT